TCCTGCGGTTGCACTTGTGATCGCTACGTCTGCAAGCTCATCGAGTTCTGCGCCGTTCTGGATTTTGACGTATATCTCAACAACTGTGTTGCCGCTCTTGCGTGTGACCACGCCGAGATAGACGATGTGATTCGGTGCGGATGGCTTGTTGGCAAGTCCGAATACCATTCCGCCAGCGGTCGATGATGAAAGCCAGATCGGATCGCCTTCGATAGCAGATGGAGCGGAGATGCTGACGGTCATCAGTCCCTCTGTAATCGCGTAGCCAGTAGCATTCGTGGCGAGAGTTGACTCGCTGATGCCTATGGTCTTGCTTGACGTCGGCTCTGCGTCGGCTTGTGCAAGCCCGATGATGATATTGTTGCCAGATGCTCCGGTGATATAGACGACCTGCCCAGCGTTGATCGCTAGTCCTGCTTTGCACAAGACCTCTAGACCATCGCATCGACCTGTGATCCGGGGAGCTGTGACGATGCCAGTAAAAGTAGGATTGGCTAGTGGTGCTTTTAGTGCTAGTCCATCGAATACGGCGTTACCAGATACGGCGTTGGTGCTGCCATCTATAATCGTTTGATCGACTGTGGCGGCTGCCCCGGGCTCACCTTGTGGACCGCGTGCGGCCTCGGAGAAACTGAAACTGATCTCCTCACCTTGCTCGGTGTATGAAAACTTGATCTCCTCCTTCGGCTGGGTCAGATTGATCGTGATTTGTTCGCTCATCGTGTTGCATCGTTAATGATTTCAAGTGTGCCGAATACGCGGGTCTTGATCACGTCGTCGCTGTCGGTCGTCTCGATCGACCAATACCAGTTGCCTGGTGCCAAGGTCATCGGTGAGACTGGCTCGATCGTGAAATCCCAAGATGCCGCGTTGTCGATCGTGATCGTGCTGTTCGCGCTGCTCAACTCCAAACCGATCACGCTGTTCTCATCACGGAAAAACATCCGCACGAGCGTCAAGCTCGATGCGAATGCAGTTCCATCGGATGAAAATGAACAATTCGATAGTCCGTCCCATGTATCAAGGTAGACGCATGGCTGGAGGATCAGAGTGGAGTTGCATGTCATTGGATAGGATTAGGCTGTGGTTGCTCCGCAAGCGACGATCGACACAATGGCAGCGGTTGCGGCCGTGATGGTCAGGATCTCGAGTGCCTGGTCGCAGTTTTTTGCGATCATCTGCAAGCTGCCATCCGGTGAGACTGGGAAGTCGACAAGCGTCGATGCGGTCGAGACAAGGATGTCACCAGTTGAGGCGGATTGGTTGCTGATGAGCAGACCGCCGAGGCGACCGGCTGCGATAGCGGTGAGGGTCGATCCCTCGAAGTCTTTGCCGTCAGCGTCGAGCAAGTAGACGCCAGCGCTTAAAATGCCAGAGGTCGTGTTTGCCGATGTCGCTGCTGTCGTGATGCCTGTGCAGGTGCCGTTGTCGAGCGAGATGTTCAGAGTTGCATCGTTGGCTGCGTAGAGTGGGACGGATGCCGTGCCGACCGTGTAGGTGGCCGTAGCCTTGCGCGTCAGGCGGATCGCTGTGGTTGTGCCACCGACATCGAACAAAGCCGCCACAGCGGTATCTGCTGCGAGTGCCGTGCGGACCTTGCCAGCCCAGACGGTCGCGGTGTCTCCGTTGAGAACTGCGACGGAGACAGTCTTAGGCGTGCCAGTCATGCCGGCTGCGGTCACGATCACGGTTGCGTTGCCTGATGCGGTAACTGTGCCGGCTGCGGTTGCTGTCTCGACCTGCGCCTGACCAGCGGTCCAAGCGGTCGTGCCTGTGCTGTCGTTGTCTGCAAGATCGAGGACAAGATCGGAAGCGGCGCCCACGATCAATGCGCGGGCTGCGTAGCCGGTATCAACGGCAGCGATTGCCGTGTTGGTGCTTGGGATGCCGATCGTCACGTCATTGCTGACGAGGCTGGCGGTAGGAGTTGCCACCATGCGGAGGCCAGAGAATGCGCGGGTCTGGGTGATGTCCATAATGACATAGATGGATTGTCAAAACTTGATCGACCACTTGTGAGATTCTACGTAAAAATTTATGTCTCAATCTTATTTTCCGTCAGCAAGATAAATATCAAGTGTTGGGTTGTAATGTAAATACTGCTCATCCACTACTGCGACGCCTCCTGAAAGAGAAACTTTTGCGATGACAAAGTAGTAGTTCCCCGGCGTTGTTCCATCTGGGAAATCTGATGAAAATTCAACATTGACTCCATTCCCCACAGATAATCTCACCGTGTTAATAGGAACAGTCTCCGCGTCAACGCTTGTCAATGCCTCGGTTTCATAAACTATTGTGCCATATGAGAAAGCGACATATCCCACGATATATCCAGTTCCTGTAACAATTACTGTCCCTCCAACAAAACTATCCAGCGGTTTCAATAAAGCAAAACTTGGAAGGATTTCCAATCCCGGCGAATCTTGCGATGTGGTTCCTAGTGTGAATCCTGGAGAGATAGTGACACTATCATCGCCGTTGGATGTGCATTTCCAAGGATGAGGAAAAGCAATCTCCCCATCGAGCTTGACTGTGCGAGTGCCATCGAGAGCGATTGTCTCTACAAGCTGCAATCCGTTTACCTCGTTATCATCGACCTGCAAGGCTGCGTATTTGAAATCATCCATCAGATCCTTTGCCGAGATCCGGTAAGGATAAGAAACGCCATTCACCTGTGGCGGCAGTTTCACTTTTTGCTCGAAGTCGACTGGTAGTTTCATTTTCTATATGATTTCACTTTCTGCGGAGTCTGATTGCCTGATCGCCTCAAATTCATATTCGACCCATCTCCCGAAATTTCTTTGAGCCGTGACTTGAATCCTTGGATCTTTCAAATTGAATTTTCTGATCGATCCATTGTTGAATCTGACTTGATATGTTCTTGTTGGGATCGCGAAATTGCTGATGTTGATTTCCGCAATACTGATCGACTCAACTTGTGGCAATCTGACATATCTGACATAAGGCGGCATCAAGAAATCATCAGAAAAGATAAATTCATTTGGTTCGATAATCTCGCCACGTTTTTTTACGATAGTTCCGATCATGTCGTAGACAATGACCTCAACATTGTTGGTAGTAGAAACGTTGCTGGTTCTGACCACTATTGTTCTCTGAGATCGTGACAGCTCAACCATTGTGTCAATTCTTCGACCATAGGCGCTAACTTGATAATTTGTGAACCCGTCTCCGTTTCTACTTTCTTGCGCTCCTCCGTAGATATACAAGCCATCCATAGATGGATCATCTAGTTGATTCGGTAATATCAAATTGTCGGCCAGCAATGTTCGATCTGATGCCTCGTTGGTAGATAAGCCAACATATTTTTGATCAACTCGAATCAATCCGCTCTGGAAATTGTTGATGCTGCGCTCCCCAGTTGTGATTAGTCCTTCAGTTTTTGTGTATATCATCATAGTCCGAGTGCGTGGGTTGGTAGTTTAGGTTCGATCTTGGCGACAAGTTCTTTGATCGATCTGACCATTTCTAGTAGAGGATCGGCTTTTTTCTCTGGTTCTTTTTTGCCTTCTTTTTTTTCTTCTTTCTCTCGCATCAAATCTTCCAATGTTTTACCTTTGCGTTTCTCAAGGATTTCCTTTTTTAATTGCTCTTTAGACTTGCCGAAAGTTTTTATGCCTTCCTCCTTGGCAATGTCAGCAATGCTCCGTTTGTCGAGTTCTCCTTCTTTGTTGATCCGAATTTCGTCCTCTATTTCTTTTTCTCTCACTTTTTTAATAGCTCTCTCAGCTTGCTTGAATTTTCCTGCTTCAATCAACTCTTTAGCTCGCTTTTCTTCTTCTTTTGTCCCTTTGCCTGTCTTGGCTTCTTTAAGCTCTAGGGTCAGTTTTTCAACATTCGATAGTTCCTTAATTTTTTCAACCATGCCTTTTACATCGTCGCCTGTTTTTCTCATCTTGAGATAAATCCTATCTGCCGCTTTTTCCATTGGGACAAAAACTCCTCCATCTTTGGTTTTTTCCCCTAGTTTCTCTGTCTCTTTCCTTGATTTTTCTATTCCATCAGCCGTGATCTTGTTTTTCATTTCTAAAAGTTCCGACTCAGTTTTGAGCGTATCAATCAACGGCTTTGTCGATTTGAAGCTGTTTTCAAAAGCATCTCCAAATGCTGAGGCTGCGTCCTTTGCTTGTGGGATTATGTCTTGAAATCCATTTTTGACTTTATTCGCTGCGACATCTGCTCCTCTTTCGAAAAGTTTTAGACTATCAGCAAGCGCATCGCCCACTCCTGGGATCTCACTCAATATAGTAGAAAGTCCCTTGGTGATGATGATCAACATTTTTGCCGCTATGAACTCGAATGAACTGGTGATGATGTTCAACAATGCGCTTCCCGGACCGAATAAAGATTTTACAGCAGCAATGATTCCATCAATAAGAGCGGTCACGTAGGTATAGATTTGATTGATCGTCTGCTTGATCTGTAACTCTACGGACTTAATAGCAACCGACCAAGCATCTGCAAAGTTGCCCATCTTCATTGCGCTGAGTGCAGCATTGAATCCCTCCATTGCTTTCTGTCCACCGATAAAGGCATTGGCTAACTTCTCACCTATTGCTGCTGCATCAATTCGCGATAATGCTGTGACCACTAATTCAAGAGCTGGCGTAAATTTACTCAATAAACCTGCGGCGAACTCCACGAACTTTCCTTTCACCACTTCAATCTTGTCTGAGATGGTATCAAATACAGCATTCTTTTCATCCATGATCCGACCCATCGATCCAAGCTCATCGCTGGCGTTGCCAATCTCACCTGAGAAATTCATCAACAATGGCAGAAGCTCACCTCCAGATTTTCCGAAAATTGCCATCGCTGCGGCGGATCTTTCAGCTGGTGATATGATAGCGCTGATTTTTTCAGCAAACATTCCCATCTGCTCAGTTGGAGTCATTTCTTTGATCATGTCATACGAGATGCCAAGTTGGTTCATCGCATTCATGTTTTCCGTTGCTCCGTCTTTCGCTCCGACCATGAACTTCTGGAGCTTATTGATCGCGGTGCCGACTTTATCTGCCCCGATTCCAGAGTTGTCGAAGGCACGCTCAAGCAATAGCAGATTGCCTGCTGTCTCGCCTGTTCTCGCTGATAAATCTGCTAATCTCCCGCCCATATCGAGAGCTTGACCAAACTTGTCGATCGTGCCTGTAATGGCTGCAAATGCACCTTTGACAACGCCGATTCCAAGAGCCAGCCCAGCGCCAGCGGCCGCCATTGCGCCGAAACTAAAGCTGATTGATTTCTCTGCCTTCTCGGTCGTGTCTTTCATCGACTTGGTTTCGCGCTCGATCTTCTGGATCGTTGCGACCATGCCTGTATCGACTGCCTCAAATGTTGTTGTGACTTTACTCATTCTCTCTCGGGGTTGGGTTGAAATTTTTCTTTGCTGCGTGTTTGATCATGTAGTTTGCCATCTTGATCATCTTTTCTCGAACGATGTGATGAGCGAAGCGGATCTCCTCCGTCCGCAGGATTCTTGATGCCCAGGGGATCTCGCTGGTCATCGTGATGTAAGGATTGTTTTTGTGAATGCCATCGATGATCTTGCCGTTGTTTGCATGTCTCTTTGCTTTTGCAAATGCCGGGATGCCTCGGGCCGCGTCTCCTTTTGTGCCGCCGATCAATCGAGCGCAATCAGCCCAAGCCGATTTGCTCAATCCAACTCGCTGCATGATTTTGTTTGTGTAGGTCTGCAATCCGCTTGTGGAAATATACATCGATCCACGCGGCGACAATGTCCTGCCGGATCTCTGTGATCTCATCGACTTGTGCTTGTCAGCCAGTCCAGACTTAGCAATGACCTCATAGTCTTTGATCATTCCGACTGATTTGAATATCTCAGCAACTTGCCTGTTGTCACCTTTGTTGAGCATTTTTTGCAGTCTGGTCCGCAGCTTTTCGTTTTCGGTTTTGTCGATGACCGCTTGCAGGGTTGTCTTTGTCCGAAACACTTTTGAGATGTCATTCTGGACTGCGTTTTTACCAAGTTGCCATGCGTTCTTCGCTGCGCCTTTGCCAAATGAAAACGGCTGAGTGCGGTTGGCAAGTTCGACAGCCAGCAGGCGTGCGTGTTGATCAACTAATTTTGGCAAAGTCTTTTCCTTGAACTGTGCAAAGTTCTTGATGATCTCATTAAGTTCTCTCAAGTCTGTTTTAATTTTTGCCGCCATTGCTTATGCTTTTAAAGGCTTTGTCAATTATGTCATCCGCTGATTCATAGTCATCGTATGAAGTGATCCTTTCGCGCATTATCCCATCCTTGAGACATTGCGCATCGATGATCTGCAAGCCGAGTGCAAGTGGAACCTCGTCCATGATCTCGTTGTAGCCCCATCCAGTTGCTGCCGCCAGTTGATGGATGTATGCAGCAATCCAGATGGGCGATGCTAGTTTTTTGATCCGTTACCCTGGTATGGAACAGATCCAGTCGAGGCAGCGACTGAATATTCCTCAAAGGCTCGATTCATTGCATCTGCGAGCGGCTCCATCTCGTTGTGATGGGCGAAGTTCTCCTCCATCCAATCATCGACAGCGATCTGAAACTTGGCACGATCACTTACGACTGCATTGATTTCTTCTTTCGATGCGCTGTGCAAAAATCCGAATGACGCAGTTTTTTGGAACACATCTTGATTATCATCATCAAGCATTCCATTACGCTTCATCTGTGAAAGCGTACGAATAGTGATTGGTCGCAGGTTTAACTTTGCGATCTTCTCATCTGTCTTGACCGCTCCCCGGGTCAATACTTCCTCATCTGTCATCAATTCGATGTTTTGTTTTTTGCTCATAATTTATAGGTATGGTTTGAATTGTTCTTTCTGATCCTGCGTTGCATCCTCGCGGATCGCGATCGATCGACCGTTGCGCTTGATGACGACGTTGCGCGGCGTGTTGCGGATCAGGCTGATCAACTCATCACGGTTGCCAAGTGCCTCGCGGATGTAGTTGATCGGGTTCTCTGGATCCGCAGCGCGGAGCGCGTCGCTGCCTTTGGTCATGTCTCGGTAGACATCCATGGCTTTGCGGCCTTCCTTGTTGCGAGGCTCAAACCAGAAAACGGTTGATTCCTCGCCATCATCGCGGACCGTGCGAGTGACTGGCGGCGTCAGTAGATCAAAGCCAAGCGTCACCAGTGCGGTCGCGGCTTTCAGATTGGTCGTGTGAAACATTTCTCGGCTCATAATATATGTGCCGCCTATTTATGCCCGGCGGCAGGGCATGGTTGTGATGCTTAGGCAGTCATCGTTTCTGCGTATTGAGTGCAGGAAACTGAAACTTTCTTGAACTCGCCTTGCGCGTGAGACTCGTTGACCGAGTCGACGATCACCGTGCCGCCGGTCAGACCGTAGGAAGATGTGTCGTTGGCGAGGGTCAAAAGGTTTGCCACCTCGAACTCGGTTGTGCCGTTGATGAATCCATCGAGGGTGATCGCTGCGGTGATGCCGCTATACGCGACTGCCACAACTTCGTTCTCTGCATCGCGGACCTCGGTTTTAACCGGGGAGACGTTGCGTGAGTAGTTGGTGAGAATGATTCCGGTTTCGTTCGTAAGTGCGAAAACTAAGTCAGAAGCCGATGCTGCGGTATATACTGTTGCTGCCATAACGATGGACAGAATGTCAAATTTCAGTTTGAATTGACCGGCTTGATTGTCACAATACACTCTGCAGTAAATACTGTATCGATCATCGAATCGTTCCAATCCTGCGTGGATCCTTGATATAGCCAGTTGAATATCACTAGGCTCGATTCGTCGCCAAGTGCCAAGATGCTGTTTGGATCCTGAATAGCCTGCTCGATCGCTTCGAGATGTTCATCAAGCTCGGACTGGTCAACATCGCCAGCGTGGACTCGATAGAGGATCGATACCTGGCAGACGATCACATTCCAGAGCGCCTGAGAATGCGCGGACTCGTTGGTCACTTCGATCGCGATCGTTGGCAGCGTCGCCAGATCCAGCCGCTTTGCATCGATCACCTCGATGTCATCGGTCGGTTTGTATTCGGTCAGGTAATCAATCAAGATTGATTTGAGCGTGCGTTGAATGTTCATTTGTTGATGTCTGTCAGGATGAAATGAACTGCGATCGTGCCGACTCGGACTTGGTTGATTCGATATTCCGAGCCGTCAACGGTGCATCTCTTGTTGACGAGGTTTTTCGGGTTGGTCACGTCGGATGGTTGAGCGCAGGCGATTACGTCATATTCGGCCGTCAAGCCGACATCGTCGCCGATTGTTGACTTGGTCACGTCATCGATCACGACCGCGAAGGTTTGTCCGCTGACGGTCATTGTGACCATGCCGAGCATCGCGTCGACCTCGTCAAGTGCGCTCAATAGAAAACTGTCAATTCCGCTCATCTATAAAGCCAGCTTGTCAATCACTCGTAATCTCGAACCGAAACGAAAGATGTGTTGCGTGGCAAGCCGCTGTCAGTAAATCCACGATATTCGAAAGTCACGATTGATCCGATGGCAGGCGGGTTCTTGCGTGTTGCAGCATCAAAGCCGGTGCCGAGATTGATAATCATTCCGCGCCATTCCACAGCGATCGAATCGAGCTTGCCTGTGGTTGAGATCACTTTGCCTTCATCGGAGGTGATGATCTTGTATTTGAGCAGCTTGTTGGTTCTGCCTTGGATGTATTGACTGTTCGGATCACGAACCATCAATCCCTCTGCGCCATCGCTGACGATCTGTCTGCAAAGCAAGTGCAGATCGATCTGGCTGCCGCAGCGTGAATGAGGAACTGCGACCGCAAAAAGATTTGATTCCAGAAGCTCGGCGCAATACTTGATCCGCTCTTGAAATGTTGCGTCAAACATTGGCGCATCGAATACATGAAACTTAATCTGCTCCCAGCGTGGATCTTGCTTTCCTGAGCGGATCACGCTGACGGTTTCTTGTAGCTTGCCGCGTCCCATCCAGAGTTCACCATCGAGAGCGACTGATGGCATGGCAGCCTTGAAAGATTCTGGCACGTCAAACACGTTGCCATTGCGACTGATGAAATCCTCACCGTTCCAGATTGCACGAACGCCGTCGAGCTTCTCGCTCATAAGCCATCCGCTGACATCTTGCCCATCGTAGGACTTGGCAAGCGTTGGTTTGATTGTCGTGAGGATCATGATTTGGTCGGTTGAATCTTGCTGACGTGGAAAGAAAACCAATTTTTTCTCAGGATGGGAAGCAAAAAGGACAAGAAAATGCCATTTTTTTACTCTGGCGCCGCAGTCGTGGCCGCGTCGTGGATGTAGGTCTGCAAAACCTTGTTGATGTGATGTCCTGTTTTGATCCGCTTTCTGGCTTGTTTGCTCCAGACTAGATCCTCTCCATAATTGCTGAACCCAAAGACGCAGCCTTTGACTACCTGACGATTCCATGCACAAATGTGCCACGGTGCGCGGAGCGTGATGCCGCCCGGGTTGAACTGCCCATCTTGGTTTCTGATCCCGAAATGGACCTCGCTTTCCAGACCGTTGTAGACCGCTTTCTGATTGAACGTGATGACATCGGCTTTTGTTTCGATGGCTTTCAATATCTCAGCGACGTAATCGTTGGACACGTCATCATCGTCATCGCAGAACGCGATATATTCGCCGTTGGCTATATCGACCAATGACTGCCGCTTCTGACCAATGCTGCGCTTGCGATTGTCACTTAGGACCAGATGCTCAACTGGGAAGTCACCGATCTGCTTTGCCAGTTTTTTGCTTAGTGTTTGGACTTGTTTTTCCCTGCTCGGGATGGTCGGTGTCAGTATGCTTAGTTTCATCTTTTTTCTTTTCTTTGTTTTTCCAAAGTGGGCATTCATCCCACGCTTTTGTATCTTTTACTCGGCTCCAGCTTCCTTTGTGACTCATGGTTTTTCGGGTTGTTTGATCCAGCATCTGCCGATCATCTTGTATTCGATGCCTAGTGATTCCAATGCTTTTGATACGCCTGGCGAGTCAGCATCGTGGCCGCCAAAGAATCCGCCTTTTTTGACCTTTGGAAGCCATGCCTCGATGTCGCGCTTCGCGCTGGCGTAATCATGCGCAGCGTCGATGAAAACGCCGTCGAGCGAGTCGTCAGCAAATTGTGATGCCGATCCTGCGCTGTCTCCCTCGATGATCGAAATTTCGCGAGATCCTCGGTTGTTTTTAAACTCCTCCAACACGTCGACCCTGCCAGTTTCGTCATCGCCTTTGAAGGTATCGACGACGTGGAACTTGATCGGCTTGTTGATGTCCTCCAGCCGGTCCGCGAGATAGACTGCGCTCTTGCCTTTCCATGCACCGACCTCGACGAACTGACCGCATTCTGGGATTGTCTTTGCAACGTAATCATAGACATCGCGGAAGTCGAACCAGCCGTGGATGTCTGTCGATACTGGCGAGGATGATACCAATCGATTGTAGATGCCTTGCCCAGTAAGGTAGTGATACTGATCATTGCTGCGCTCATAGGTCTGATCTGATGCTGCTTTCCCAAATGCCGGGTGGACATGCTCGAAAACAATTTCTGCTTTCGCGTCAATGATCACGCCGTCCTGCGCTGCCTTGTATGAAAACCAGTTGTCAGAGAACATCGAGAAGAACTCTGGATGGAAAAAATGACCCTGCTCTAGGTATCGAGGTCGGGTGATGATTGCCATGCAGAGCAAGTCGTCTTTTCTGAATCCGTCAGAAATCGCCAAAACCTTCGGCTTCGATGTGTCGCCAATGGCGCGAATGATGGCTTCGTCCCAGCCTTGGAATGGTTTCCAGTCGTCGCTGAGTTGAATCAAGATCTGACCAGAGCATGATTGGGCCGCTGCGTTCCATGCTCCTACGCAGCCCGAATTGTGCGTGCTGATGACGCATCTGGCGTTTGTGAGTGGATAAGATTGAACGTCATCGACATCGATGGCGAAGATGTGTTCGATGGCATCTGGATGGGTTGCTGATCTCAGCCATTCCATTCTCGATCGCCAGGCTTGCGCTGGCCGTCCTCTGGTCGCGTGCAGAAGTGAGATTTTTGCGCCGTTCTGAATGAAATGATTGGTTTCAATGGCGTCGGCTTCCTCTCGGCGATTGCTTGCGCGTAGAGCCATCCCACGCAGCCCGATGCCTAGTGAGCCGTAATATGGTCGGCGGAGGTTCCACGGCGGTTCTGGCGGCATCTCCAGCCCCATCATTGCCTCGGTCCAGCCAAGCGCTGACTGCGCGTCGGAAATAGTCGATGCCAGACCCAGCTCGCCATATGCTTCGCGCCGGCTCGGATCTGTTGCAAGTGCGGCCAGAAGCATTTGTTTTTTGATGTCATCATCATCGGCAAGTCTGGCAAGTTGGAAGTAAGCCTCATAAAGTTCATTCCTGCCGACTCCTTCGGATTGCACGAACTCAAGCGCGGATTCGATCGCCTCGTCGTTCCGATCCAATGCAATCAAACTTTGGAAGGTGTGGAATTTCTGCGACACAGTTCTTGCGGATTTGGGGATCGATTCGAGAATCCTGAGATTCCGTTCATCTCTTGATGCGCTGCGTTTTTCGCTGGCGTGAATGATCTCGGCGCCATCGAACCTCATGTGATTCGTGCCTTCATTAAATTTCAAGCATTCATGGACCGGATGTTCCCATATGGCGGATCCTTTGCGCCAGATCCTTTCTCTCCAGTTGATGATGTTATCCTCAGGCACGACGTAGCGCATCAAGACGCCGTCCACGTCTTTGTCGTTGATGTCGGAAATCAAGCGCCGGATCTGCTCGCCTGAATCATCTGTCATGATGTCATCGGTGTCGGCCCACATGATCCAGTCGCCAGTCGCGAGCTTTGCCGATACGTTGCGAGCAGCACCGAAGTCGTCGACGTGCGGCCATTCGTGTTTGCATTGGGGTCGGTTTGCCTCTCCGCAAAACAGATTATGCCAGTTCTTATACTCACCTGTGATGCAGCCGCGATTTTTAGCGATGTCTAAGGTGGCATCTGGATCCTGATTGCCGATTGCTCGGACGATGACGACTTCATCGAAGTGATGTTGAAAATTATCTAGGAACCTTTCGATGTAGTTTTCACAATTCCCAGTTATCACCGAAAGCGAGAGTGTAGCTTTTTTCATATGTATGGATGAAATATGCTAGATCTTGAATTTTTAACAATAAAAAAAACACCGACCTTTTTTACGGGTCGGTGTTCTATAACACTACAAACTATGCCAGAAATTATGGTTTCGTTCCGAATGCGAGGCCGAGAGTCAAGCCAGTTGCTGTTCCGTAAAGACACTCGAAAGCGCCGAACATTTGACCAGTTGCTGTATCGAAACTGCGGCGATAACCCATCACGATGCCGGATGGATCGGCTGCACGCTCGACTGCGAGATACTCGGAACCGGCTTGCGGCTCAAGATAGCGCATTGCAATGCTGATTGCATCTGGATGAGCAGCGAAGCAGACAAGTGAAGTTGCTGCGGTTGGCAGGATGTTGGTTTCGTAAGTTGGGAAACCGACAAGCTGACCGAGCGTGCCTTGACGTGCGGCTTGGTTGTCACCGATTGCGTAGGCTTGAAGCACGTTGGTAGAACCAAGGAGCGATGCACCGACGACGGTGTTGTGGATGAAAGAGCAAACGCCAGCATCGACATCTACGTTGCGACCAGCAAGCACAGCGCGGAGTGCGATGAGTTGAGCCAGACCGTAGTTGGCTTCTGCGGTCGTGACCGAAGCAGCTCCGAAGTTGGTGGTGGTGATAAGTTTCCAGATGTTCTCAAGAACTTTCTGACCAAGTGCGCGACCGGCTTGCATGGCAAGTTCGTCAAAACGTGCGCCAGAGCTGTTTGCGTTCTGGAGGTCGGTGATGTCGAAAGTGACGATGTTGTGCTGGTTGAGGTTGACGGTGTTGTGAGTCACAGCGCCGCCACCAGTTTGATAGTTGGCAGTTGAGCTGTTGAAAGTGGTTGCGGTCATCGCGGAGATGAAAGGAACCACGATTGCGTCACCTTTGCCTCTTGCCGAGTCGTCAAGCGAACGGGAGAATGCGCGGAGCGGGGCGAGCTTTGCGGTAAAGGCTTTGAGAGCCTCTTGTGCAAAGATGGTATCGTTGAATGAAATGGTAGCCATTTGATTTGTTTATTTAGAGATTGTTTTTAGAGATTACTTTTTGAGTTGTTTTTTGATCTCGGATTGATTCGCATTGTAGTATGCGGTGCGCTCCGAACCTTTGAGATTGGAAAGAATTTTGATGTGATCGGTTTCTTCGCTGTCCTCGTTGAGATTGACAGGTTGAGGATGGCCGTTTTGTGCGAGGAGTTCAGATGCTTTGATCGCAGCCTTGTCGTCAACGGTTTGGATTTCTGCTTTCAAGTTGGCGATCTCCAGATCCTTGCTTTCAACCAATGCTTCAAACTCGGTGAGTTTGGCTTGTGCTTCGATCAGATTGCTTGAGACAATCGCATGATTTTCGATGGATGTTTCAAGCTCAACGATCCGCTCTTGCGATGAGACAAGCTCGGCGCGGATTGAATCGTTTTCTTGAATTGCGGCTTCGATCTGTTCCACTTGATCGTTGTTTGGAAATAATTTTGCGAGGATGCTCATATTGTTCTTTGCGCCGATGTCAAATTTCACGATCTCATCGGCGAAGTTTCTCTCGACCGATTCCTTGGCGCCCATCCAAGTTTCGTTTTTCATCAACTCGCGCATTTCCTCCTGGCTGGATCCGGTCCGTTTAGCGTAGATCAAAGCGATCTCTTCGGATATTTCCTCAAGATTCTTTGCTGCTCTGGCATGATCCTCGCTGTCTCCAGACACGGTCTGAGATGCTTCGTGGATCATAATCCGACCACCTTCGACGATCTTGACCTTGTTGGCTGCCATCAGAATGACGCTGCCCATCGAGGCTGCGAGCGTGTTGACGGTCGCGATGACCTCTACTCCTCGGCTGCGCATCTGCATCAAAGAGTTGTAGACGCGGTAACCATCGAGGACGCTGCCGCCGGGTGAGTTAATCTCGATCTCAAGCGTCTCAAGTGCGTCGTCTGCTGAGCATTGAAAGCCACCGACAACCATGTTCTCGACGACTGCTTTGTTGCCGTATTGACGCTCGATCTCTGAGATGAGGTCGTCAGCGCTCCAAGGTGTCACGGCGTCATTCAGTTTGACCTTCCCGATTTTGTTATTGATTTGAATCATTTTCGTTTTTGTTTTGGTTGTCTAAATTATCTGGATCCGGCTGATCGTTCGGTGTCATCATCGCAATCTCTCGCGCATCGATATGCACGCCATATTTCTCCTCAGTCTCTTTGACGATGATCTGGCGCATTGCTGCTTCCTCTGCTTTTGATCTGACGACATCGACATATTTCTTGCCCATCGCCGCGGTGATTTCAGTCGCTGACTTGAAGCCGAGCTTGTATGCAGACTCCAGTTCCTTCATCACGCGGCCGTCGTCGATGGTCAGTTTCGGAGGAGTCGAGAACTCCCATTTATACCAGTCCGCAGACTGTGGAAGGTCGCCGCGCTTCTGCGCTTTGGCGACCGCATAGGACACGATGCGCCGTGCCGCGTAGAAAAGCAGGTCTTGCCGGTCCTCGATCGCGCGTTGCGCCATTGCAATCTCGGTGCGTTGAGCCGTGCCGCCGCCGACGCCGTGTCCGTTGTAAAAAGCATACGGCCAGTTCAAGCCAGCATAAGCGGACTTGAGAAGTCGGTCGTGGAACTCCAAGAACGGATTGCCCGGTCGGTTGTTGACGAGCGTCTCGATCTTGCCGCCGCTGTTGGATTTGAAATAGCGAACGCTGCCGCCGTCCATGCTTTCAACGACCAAACCTTTCGGGACTGTTTCACAATCACCTAGTAAAGCATTGCGCGGATCGTCCATATCAGCGCCACCGTTTTCGTTGTATTCGATCAGGCTGATGCTGCTCATCTGCATCATCGCCAAGCGTTCCCACTCGGTCGATTGGATGATGTCACGGCAGTCGTTGATGCAATGCGTGAGTCCAGTCAATCCGCGACCTTGATACTGCCACTCTGGATCGTAGAGGTGGATCATGTTCTCTGCTGGGATCCACTCGGAAAGCATTCCGTTTTTATCGCAAAACGCATATTCTTTCGGCGTGCCGCTGGCTAAATAGATAATCCCATCCTTCAACTCGCCGCCGCGAAGCGGACCGTTGGGGATTCCTCTAGGCGTCGCGATCCGATGCGACGGAATGCCTTGGTAAATTGGAAAGCCGTTTTTTGTCTCAGTCAGCAAGATGAAGATCTCGCCGTCGACATCGATCGCGCTCGACCATGTAAAAAGATTGGTTTTGAAATCGTGCATTCCTCCCCGGGAGTCGCCGATTGGATAAAATGTATCGTTGAGGAAGTCAGTCGCCGCTCTGCCGAACTCCTGATCCATGCCTTTGAACTCGGGCATGAATGCGCGGCCGACGGAATACATCGAGCGCTGGTTGATCGCGTTCTTGATCGGTCCGAAGTTGATGTAGATGCGCCGTGCCTGGCTCATCAAATTGACACGATCGTTCTCTGGTATCAGATCGGAAATGTCTTTTTTCTCGATTGGCTCCCACGGTCTATGCCCTCGTTGTTGGGCTGCGCGTGCCGCCTTGTATTGGACAGAGTTTCCGTATTGATCGAGAATCATAAACTAGACGGAGATGTCAAAACCTGCCGAGCGTGCGCGTGGTGCATGGAACAATTCCAAGGTCAATAAAACTGATCGCCTTGCTCATCGCGTCCATTGTATCAGGAACCGACAAGCCGACCTGCTTCCCCATGCTGACGCCGTTCTTGGTCGCGCTCGTCACTTTGTCCAAGCCGCCTTCTGAGATGCTGGCAGTCAGAAGCTCGTTGTATCTTTTCCGCAGCAGGTTCGCAAATTGAACATTCTTCAATCCCTGCGCTGCCCACATTCTTGACACTCTATCGCTTCCCATAGTTTAAGCGTTCTTGTCAAAGATCGAATCCTTGGATTAGTTGCAGGTTCAAAGCAAGAACGATCTGCATGGCCTCGCAGTCCCAAGCATGGTTGTTCTGCCGAGTCTTGACCCAGCGATACTCGACCTGCTTCGTCTTGCTGTTGGTCACTTCGCGCTTCGTCTCCGCGTCGATCTGCTTCAAGTATTCCGCCGAGACATCATCCGGCAATAGCCACGATCCTGACTTGCCGGTCCGGTGAGCGTAGAGAATATCTTTGATCCGATCACTCGACCAATGCGCGAACCGGCAAGTCGCACCATTCGATGCGCTCGCGGTTGAGAATCTTTGATAAGGTCGCAACTTGGTTTTGCCTTCCTTGGTTGCCCAGGGGAAACTGTCGCGACCGGATCCTTTCAATGCCGACCAGTTCCGTTTGGCGCAGATCGAATAGACCATATCTGAGGAGAAGCCCGAGTCCATCACGATCATCGTTGGCGCGATCCCGTATTTCTTCGCCAGCTCGTCGGCTTGGTCGATGGTTTCAAGGCGCCCGAAAAATAGTTTCATGCTTTCGCCATTCGGTTTCCATGCTCGGATGACGACCCAGAAATGGTCCGCCTGAACGTCGATCGTCATGAATCGGAACCTGATCCCATTGACCACGCCTTCCTCCTCGGTCATTTTGCCGTCGCTATATTCGCTCATAAGGTAGCCGCCGCCGACTAGTTCCTGCCGGTTGTCGGTGATGTCCTCCTGCCACGGCTCCGCCAGCCGCTTCTGGATGAACTGCCGCAGCGGATCGGTGTTGCCTTGCCGAAGTGCCTGCTTTGCATCCAGCCATAAAAGCACGATCTCCCAGAGCGGCTTGCGCCAGTTGCAGAGGACGTTGTAATGGAAGCCGATCGAGCCAGGCATCGCGGTGTCCGAGGCGGTCGGGACGTAGTAAGCCGACTCGGCGATGCTCCGACGCTGCTGCGTGTTGTCTTGTATCTTGTGATCGCATTCCTCATTCTGGCAGGCGATAAATGCCGCCTTTGCTCGGTCGATGTTCGCCTGCGTCTCATCCTCGAATCCTTTGACGTTGCACCATTGCCACGGCTGCACGGTGCCGCAGTCAGGACATGCAAAGCTGAACTCGCGCTTGTCAGTCTGCTCCCATGCTTTATCCAAGTCATCGCCTGAGACTCCAGCTTGAGACAAGACAAAGAACTGCCGGTTCCATCTGTCATGCAATCGACCTCGCGCCTCATTCAACATCCCGGGTCGATACTGCCAAGCCTCGTCGTTGAACACGCGACGCATCGACTTAGATTGCAGGCCGCTAAGATTGGCGCCGGTCAAAAAAAGCGACATGTGCGGAAATAGAATCTGCATCTTTCTTTTCTTGTGCCGATCCTCTGGGATCAATGCCGCTGTCTCTGGCGTGTTTCGTATCGCGTAATCCATCCGCGTCTCCGCCCAGTCTTTCAAGTCGTCATCGGTCTGCCCGACCAAGAGCGTCGGACCGGGATCCTCGGCGATGATGTATTGCAGCCCAGCTTCCATAAACGTCGTCTTGCCAGTTCCGATCGGCGCCAAGAATACGACCTCTTTCGCCTCTGCATTCGCCAGAGTATCGAGCGGCTCGCGCTGCCAAGGTGCGTTCTCGATCTGATACTTCGGCGTCAATCCGTCTTGGATCGCAACTCGACCAGATGCCCAGTCAGACGGAGCCAATCGTGCCGGCGGACTCGCAGATCGAAATGCACAATCGCATAGATTATCAATCAACTTGTCCATAGACTTTCCCATATTCATCAGACAAGGTTCTCAAAACTTCGTCAATCTTGCCTCTGATTGTTTGCTGCATTGCCGCAGGATCCATGCCTTCCAATGCTGGCGGTAGGTCTGCTTCCATCCGTAGCAATGCCGCTTTGAATGTCGCGCCGATCCGGATCAGCGATTCCTCGACGGTTGTTTTCGAGACGTATCGCCCAGCGGCCTCTCTCAGTTTGTAAGCATTGAGCAAGCCGTCGATCTGGATCTTGACTGTCTGCGCCTGGTGCTTATCGGTGACATTCGAGAGCTGATGGATGATGTGTTCGATGTCAATCTGCGTTGGATCCTCACCGGGTGGATTGATCGG